GTGGACAAGATCGAGAAGTTGAAAGCCACCTTCGACCCGTCCGAAATGGCGGAGATCATGGATGCGCTGCAGGCGGCTCGCCGGATGGGCGACAAGTTCGGCGCCAACTCGCGCACCGTCGAAGCGGTGGTCAGCGCCTACAACGCCAACCTGCTTGCCCTGCAGGACTGCAATACGCGCATGGGCGAGATCCGTGCACTGGGGCGGTAATGACCAAGCGTCGCGTCCCGCTCCACCAGAATCCCCGCGGCTTCGTTGAAGTCGACCCGGAGGCAACGAAAGGCGCGCAGCTTGGCGTCAACCTGCTGGATGAGCAGGGCCGGCTGCTGACCCGTGAGAGCCTGGCTGGCAATAGTTCCGGGGGGCCGAACAGCATCGCGTCGACGATCTGGCGCCTGATCCGCGAAATTCCACTGAACATCCAGAAGCTGGCTGCGTTGGCCACGTCCGGCTTCGCGGTGCGCCGTAGCGACGGGGAATGGGCGACCCGGACGCTACAGCAGGGCGCAGGGATCACGATCAGCAATCCGGCAGGCGAAGCCGGCGACCCTGCGATTGGCTTGGCCGACGTTCCCGACAGCGGTGCCGGCGTCCTGTTGGCGACGACCTTCGATGCCAAGGGCAGAAAGACCGGCAGCCGCCCGGCCACGATCACCGGCACCGTCACCCAGATCAATGTGGCCAACGGAACGGCAGCAGCTGGCCTGCCTACGCTGTCGCTTGCCGCTGAGGTACTGGCCTCGCTCGGTAAGGCTGACACCGCCTTGCAGGAGGTCCGCCCTGGTGCAAACGTGACGGTGGACAACACCGATCCGCGCCGGCCAATCGTTTCGGCTGCCGGTGGCGGCGGCTTCGTCCCGTACAACATCCCTGACGGCCAATCCTTCTACGTGCCAGTCGATCAGCAAGCCCTCTTCACTCTTTCCATCAACCTCGGCGACGGGTCCAGCATTGTTCTGGACGGCGCGCTGGTGGAGGTTTCGTAATGCTGACCATGTTCAAGCGGCTGGCGTCGCTGGTCCCCACTCCGGCCACCAACAAGGTGACGCTGTTCGTCAGCGACACCGGCATCCCGTCCTACAAGGACGATGGGGGCCTTGTCACGCCGATGAGCGGTCAGCCGATCCCGGCTGGGTACATCGACGGACTGAAGATGGAATATGTGGCCCCCGGCCAGATGCGGTTTACCAGTGGATCCGCCTACATCCCTTCGCTTGGGCGCGTGTTGGCGTTGCCATCTGCGCTTACCAAAACGCTGACGCTGTCGGCGAACACCTGGTATCACAACTTCCTCTATAGCAACTCCGGGGTAGCCGATGTTGAGACGGCAACGACCTTGCCCGACACGCCATACAGCGGCACCGCCCGCACGAAGACCGGAGACACGTCGCGGCGGTACATTGGGAGCTTCAAGACCAATGCATCTTCCGTAATATCAAAATTTGATCACGATCAATCATCTGGAAACTCAATCACATATTTGGAGAGTATCAATTCTCCGCCATATCTGGTTGTGTCTGCGGGGTCCGCAACAACTGCTACGTCTGTAAGTTGCGCTGCTACGGTTCCAATGACATCGCGCGCCGCCAAATTCCTTGCAAATAATAATGCAACCGGTCAGTTCGTGTACTTGTCCAACAGCACGGCGGTTAATCCACTCGACAATAACTTTTGGCTCAGCTTGATCACCCCAGGAAGTTCATTCTTCGCTAGCTTCCCGTTGGATTCATCGCAGTCCTTCAATTACATGTATAACGCCGCTCCATCTGGCGGCCAGGTTTTCATCCGTGTAGCGGGCTATTCCTATGAGCGATGAGCTTTATGCAGTTACCGATTTTGGATACCGAGCAGTGAAAGCCACCACAGTTCCTCAGAACGGCGAGCGCCTGGTAAGCCATGTACCTTTATCCGTTCTGTCTGCAGCTCATGTTGAGCAGAAGAGATCGGAGATGGCGTCCCTGCTCCGCGCAACCGACTGGACGCAGATGGCAGACGCGCCCCTGACCCCTGCAAAGAAGATGGAGTGGGGTGTGTATCGCCAGCTACTGCGGGACCTGCCATCAGTGATCGGCTTCCCTGATATCCCTTGGCCGCAGCCACCTGCAAACGCCGATGGCGCTGCGGACGGCATGCCGGGGGCATCCGAGCCCATCCCGGGCTGATCCCATCGCTAGGCAGCTGGCTGCAGCAGATCCTCGCGGTTGTTCCGCGGCGTGTTCACCGCGCGGCTGACGCGGTAGGCCTCCATGGCCGGCGTCTCGCTGGCCAGCAGCATGGCCATGGCATCGTCCGGGCTGGCGGCGATCCACTCATCGATCTGGCCGGCCTGCAGCCATACCGGCATGCGGTCGTGGATGTCGGCCGATACGCCGCTGCTGTCGCCGGTGATGATGGTGAAGGTGCCGAGGTTGCCGTCGGGCAGGAGAGGGCTGGTGTCCTCCCACAGGCCGGCCGCCAGGAGCGGCCCAGTGGCGTGGATGAACCACGGGTCCTTCTTGCCGTCCTCGGCGCTCACCGACCACTCGTAGTACCCGGCCATGGGGATCACGCACCGGCGCTTCTTGAACGCCGATCGGAAGGCCGGTTTCGTAGCCACTGTTTCGATGCGGGCGTTGATGGTCGAGCCCTGCAGGCCCTTGACCTTCGCCCAGAACGGCAGCAGGCCCCAGGCCAGCCGGGTGACCTGCCGGCCTTCGCCGCGGTCCAGGATCACCGACGCCCGCTGCGTGGGCGCGAGGTTGAAGCTGGGCTGGATCTCGGCCAGGCCGGGGGCAAGGTCAGCCAGGCCCGGCTGGCCAAAGTCGACAACGGGGAGCTGGACGAATCGGCCGCACATGGCCGGAGGGTAGCCCGCCGGCCCGTGGCCGGGGCGTGTAGGAAGGAGCGACTTCGGAGCCCTTTGAGGATCCAGATGCTAAAAGGCCCGCAAGCGCGGGCCTATACGTTACGAAGCGGCCTTCTCGAGAATTGGGCCGAGATACGTCTGGACTACCCACCAGAGTGCTCCGGCAACAGGGACCACTACGGCCGCAACTGCAGCCCACATCTGCAGGGTAGTAGGCATGTGGTCTAGCTTGGTCTCGATGCGCGTCACCGCGTTCTCCACCGTGCGCAGCCTTCCATCAATTTCGTTGAGCTTTTCCATGTCGACCCTCGGTGGTCCGTCAGTACCTGTACCTGTTATGCAAGTGAGCTCGGTCGGCTGACCGCCGATGGCATGGGTAACGGTGACCTTCCGAATACCGGCTACGGTAACGCCAATTGATGCAAGCGGCGTGAACGTAGAGTAATAATCCAGCGAAATCGCTGGGTTCTGGTCAATGTCCGGCATGTCAAGCCTGCTGCTTGCTGGCTGCAGCCGCCGCGGCGGCGATGCCCGCCCTTTCCATATCCGAGCCCATCTTCTCAAGCACATCGGGGCTGACGATGAGAGTGAAAACGTCTTCGCGGATGAGCTTAGCCTTCGCTTCGTTGGAAACACGACCGCTCAGCGCTGCTTGCTGCCTGCCGTCAACGACGTCGAACTCTTCAATCAAAGGTGCGATTGCGTCTCGAAAGAACGTGAGACGAAACATCCCGTCGGCGAACGGGCCCATGGTAGCCACACCGTTGGCAAATTCCGTTCGATGACTCACGGTCCTCTCGTGCTGGATCGTCAGCACGGCCTTCTTGGCTTGTTCTTCACTCATGTTGGTCCCCCTGTTCCGCCCGTCCTGGGCCGGCGAATCATAAGGGGCATGCAGGGAACTCGTCATTAGTAAAATTGCTCATTCAGGGTTTTCTTGTCGCAGCCTTTGCGACCGCCGGCCGTATCCTTCCGGCCATGCTTCCCTCGCACGGCTACCAAGGCTTCCGCTCAGCACCACCACCCTCTGGCTGGGTCCAGCTGAGGGACACTTGGGTGCTGTGGTGGAGTGGCCGGCAGATCGCCCAGGTTTCGCCGGCAAAGGAGCGCGGGGTGCGTGTGCACCTCGATGCCCGGAAGATGTGGCAGACCAAGGATGTATGGGCGGCGAGCGTTGACCAGGGCAAGCGCTACGCCGAGCGCTGGTGCGCGGCCAGGCTGTATCCCGATCTGCCTCTGCGTGAGGCCGTCGCCCGGCTGACGGACAGCACCCCGATCCAGGAACCGCCGCCACTGCCCGCCCTGCCGCCAACTCGCGAGCAACAGCAACAGGCCCGCCGCTTGGCCGAGGCCGTGACGAACGATCTGGAGCGGGTCAAGGCAGCGCTGGAGCCAATCCGTCCGCCGGCGGCGACTAAGCCCAGGGCGAAGGACCCGCAGAAGACGCGGGTAAGGGCAGCGCTGCGGGATCTACGGCGCGGGGTGTAGCGAAGTCACTTGGACGTCAGGCCTCGGATGGAGCACCTGGGCCGCGCTCTTTCAGGGTGTAGGTGGGAATGGACGTCGACCGCCATTTGTCCAGCACCTCTCCGCAAACAACGCAGTTGCACGCGTCGTTGTCCTTGAACGGGGCATTGAAGATCTCGGTGCTGTAAATCGAGCCGCAATGCGCGCAAGTCTTGTCGTCGCCGGATACGGTTTTGAAGGTGTTGCTCAT